CGGCAAGGGTGTACCCGTTTCTGCTGTCGGCAATCCGCAAATGCGCCTGTACGCGCTGGGTGCCCTCAAGCGCTATGCGCCGGTGTTCGGCAACACCATCAAAAAGGTGCGCATGACCATTGACCAGCCCCGCATTGCATCTGAGCCTACCACAGACACCATCACCGTTGAGGAGCTGTTGGCATGGGGCGAAAGCATCAAGCCCATTGCACAGAAAGCCTATATGGGGCTGGGCGAGTTCGTGCCCGGTGAGCATTGCCGTTTTTGCCGAGGCAAGGCCCAGTGCCGCGCCCGTGCCAATGTCAACACCGCCCTTGAAGATTTTAAGGACTGCATTCCGCTTGGCAACTCCCCCGCGATGCAGGCCGATTATGACACCACCGGCTTTAAGCCCGTGAACACCCTGACGGATGCTGAGATCGGTGAGCTGCTGGAGCGCGGCAAGTTCCTTGTGGAATGGTACAAGGATCTGGAGGACTACGCAACTAAGGCGCTGTTTGACGGCAAGCCCATTGAGGGCTGGAAGTTGGTAGCAGGCCGCAGCAACCGTACCTTTACGGATCAGGATGCCGCCATTGCCGCCATCATCGGTGCCGGTTATGATGAGGCGCTTGTGTATGACCGCAAGCCCAAAACGCTCAGCCAGCTCGAATCCATGCTTGGCAAGGCTGACTTTGCCCGCATTGCAGGCCAGTTTGTAATTAAACCTTACGGAAAGCCCACTTTGGCACCGGCCTCCGACAAACGCGAGGAATACAACCGCGCTGCCGCCGATTTTGCAGGGGTGACCGCAAATGCCTGCTGTTAAGTTCGGGCAGGACACCTGCACCGTGACGCTGAATCTTGAAAAGCTCTGTGATCTGCCGCTGGCGAATGTCCGCAAGCTGTATGCCATGATCCTCTCTGAGCCTTGGCGCGCCGACAACACCGACGCTGCGGCAACCATGAGTGCATTTCTTGATGAAGCGATTGAAACCAGCAAACGGGCATGGGCAATGGCCAGCTCTGAATATCAGAACGGCTGGCGGCTTGTACGCAGTAAGAAAGCCCGTGACCCCGAAACCATTGAAATACTCAGCACCAACAAGGCCTTGACCCGTGCTGTGCGCCGCACAAAAGCAGCACATGAGCGCTGGAAAAAGCTCAAAGCAATCTGGGTGGATGCCCAGACACGATACAGCTATTAAGTGTAATTTAATTTTAAGGAGCGAATGAAAAATGTATCAGAACAATCCCACCAAAGTGCTGACCGGCGAGTGCCGCCTGTCCTACTGCAACCTGAATGCCCCTCGCGCTGCCCAGCAGGGCGGCGAGGCCAAGTATTCTGTAACGCTGCTGATCCCCAAGACCGACACGGCCACGAAAGCGGACATTGATGCCGCGATCAACGCTGCTGCCAACGATGCCATGACCAAGCTGTGGAACGGCGTGCGCCCCCCGCAGCTCAAGGTGCCCATCTATGACGGCGATGGCGTGCGGCCCAATTCTGGCGTGCCGTTCGGTGACGAATGCAAGGGCCACTGGGTTATGACCGCAGGCACCAAGAACAAGCCGCAGGTTGTCGGCATCGACAATATCAACTGCGAACTGGCCCCCTCCGATGTTTACAGCGGTATGTATGGCCGCGTCACCATCAATTTCTACGGCTACAGCAACTCTGGCAACAGAGGCGTGGGCTGCGGCCTTGGCAACGTGCTAAAAACCCGCGACGGAGAGCCGCTGGCTGGCGGCGCATCGGCTGCTGCAGACTTCGCAGGCATCGGTGCAAGCCCCGTTGCACAGGCACCGGCCCAGCCGCAGGCCGTTCCTCAGTACGGTGCCGCACCCGCGCAGCAGTACGCACCCATGAACACCGCACCGTGGACGGGCGGCAACGGCATCAACCCCATTACCGGCCAGCCCATGTAAGAGGAGGACATCATGCACCATCTGAGCATAGACCTTGAAACGTTTTCCAGCGTGCCGATTGCAAAAGCCGGTGCTCAAAAATACATATCCAGCCCCGACTTTGAGATCCTGCTGTTTGCCTACAGCGTAGATGGTGCCCCTGTTGAGGTTGTTGACATGGCACGGGGGGAGCATCTTCCCCCGTGGCTTGTCACAGCGATCACCAGCCCCGACTACATCAAGCACGCATACAACGCGCCCTTTGAGTGGGGATGCCTCTCCAAATTCCTTGGCCCGCTGCCGCCGTCGCAATGGCGCTGCACCATGTTCCACGGCCTTTACTGCGGCTATACGGCAGGCTTGGATGCCACAGGACGCGCGCTGGGCTTGCCTGAGGACAGACGCAAGCTGAACACGGGCAAGGCCCTCATCCGTTATTTCTGCGTACCCTGCGCGCCGTCAAAGGCCAACGGGGGCCGCACACGCAACCTGCCGCAGCATGACCTCCAGAAATGGGAGCTTTTCAAAGAATACAACCGGCAGGACGTTGTGACAGAAATGGAAATTGAGCGCCGCCTGTCAGCGTTCCCTGTGCCCGACTGGGTGCAAAAGCAATGGGAAACAGATCTGCTCATCAATGCACGCGGCGTTGCTGTTGACATGGATTTTGTGCACGGCGCTCTGTATCTGGGCAACACCGTGCGTGAAAGCCTGATGAAAGAGGCCGCTGATGTATCCAAGCTGGACAACCCAAACAGCGTGGCGCAGCTTACCGGCTGGCTGCAGAAAGAAATGGATGAGGAACTGACCGACTTGCGCAAAGATACCGTTGCGCGGCTTCTTGGCAAGGAGGGCAACAGCCCGCAGGTGCAGCGGATGCTTGAAATCAGGCAAGAGCTTGGCAAGACATCCACCAAGAAATATGACGCGATAGAGGCCGCTGTGTGCCCTGACGGGCGTGTGCGCGGGCTGCTCCAGTTCTACGGAGCCAACCGCACCGGCAGATGGGCAGGCCGCTTGGTGCAGGTGCAGAATTTGCCGCGCACCTATACGGAGCCGCTGCCGCTGGCCCGTGACCTTGTGAAGCAGAAAAACCTTGATGCTCTGCGGCTCATCTATGGTTCTGTGCCTGACACCCTCAGCCAGCTCATCCGCACCGCGTTCATTGCCCCTGATGGCCATGTGCTCATTGACGCTGACTTTTCCGCGATTGAGGCGCGTGTCATTTCATGGCTGGCCGGTGAACAATGGCGGCTTGAAGTGTTCCGCACCCACGGCAAGATTTATGAAGCGTCCGCTTCTCAGATGTTTGGCGTGCCTATTGAGCTTATCAAGAAAGGCAATCCTGAGTATTCCCTGCGGCAGAAAGGCAAGGTTGCAGAGCTGGCGCTGGGCTATCAAGGCAGCACGGGCGCACTCATCAACATGGGCGCTCTTGACATGGGCATCCCTGAGGAAGATCTGCCCGACATCGTGAGCCGCTGGCGTGACGCAAACAGCCGCATCCGTGATCTGTGGTACACGATGGACAACGCTGCTGTGCAGGTGATCTCAGGCGGCGGCACCGTAGGCGTGCGCAATCTGCTGCTTTCCCGTGAGTTCGACTACAACCAGCAAACCGACGTTTTCACCATCCAGCTCCCCTCAGGACGCAAGCTCTACTATGTCAGCCCCAGTATAGGCCAAAACCAATGGGGCAATCCGTCGATTGCGTACATGGGCATGGATCAGAAAACAAAGCGCTGGAAAACCATCGAAACTTACGGCGGCAAGCTGGTTGAAAACTGCGTGCAGGCCATTGCCCGTGACGCGCTGGCCGGTGCCATTGAGCACCTTGAAGCTGCGGGCCTGCCGGTCGTGTTCCACGTGCACGATGAGGTTGTGATTGACGTTGCGCCCTTTGCAGATCCTGACACGATGCTGGATAAGGTTGTAAACATCATGCGCCAGCCTATCCCGTGGGCACCTGACCTGCCGCTCAACGCTGATGGCTGGGTGGGCGGCTTCTTTAGAAAGGACTGATTGACGGTGCAATACATGGGCGGCAAGAGCCGCATTGCGCAGTCAATCGCGGACATTATCAGCATGACGGGGGGGGGCAACATGAGATACCAAGGCGGCAAATCCAGAATTGCGCAGGACATCGCAAGCGTGATCTCAGTGAGGGGAGGGGGGGATTGCTTTGTCAGCCTTTTCTGCGGCAGTTGCGCCGTTGAAAGCAAAGTGCAGGGCTTTTCCCGCAAGATCCTCAATGACCGCCACCAATACCTCATTGCATTGCTTCAAGGTGTGCAGCGCGGCTATGAGCTGCCAGAATCCATCACGCCTGAACAATACCGACATATCAGAGAACACAAAGACGATGATCCTACACTGGCAGGCTTTGTGGGCTTCGGGTGCAGCTTCGGCGGCAAATGGTTTGGCGGCTATGCACGAAACGCCACCGGCACCAACTATGCCGCGCAAAGCAAGCGTTCCCTGCTGAAAGATATGGCAACCCTGCAAGATGCCACATTCGTGTGCGCTGACTATCGCAGAGTGTGCATCCCGCCGCGCGCTGTCATCTACGCAGATCCACCGTACAACAACACCACCGGCTATCACGGTGACCGCTTCGACAGCGCTGAATTTTGGATTGCCATGCGCCTGCTTGCTGATACCGGCCACACCGTTTTTGTAAGTGAACAGGAGGCCCCTCCAGATATTCAGTGCGTGTGGGAACGCAAGTTTACCCGCACGCTTGACCGAAACAAAAGCAACCAATTTTCTGTAACAGAAAAACTGTTTTTCTTACCTGCAAAGGAGGTTTGACCCGTGAACACGAAAGAAAAGACCCTTGAGGATGTAAGCCCTGAGGCGTTCGGCCTGATTATGGCCCTCAATGAAAAAGCCTATGCAAAGCTGGCTGAGCCTGATTTTGTCCGAGTTCTCCCCCCCCCAGAAGATCATGCGCCCGGCGCTCTGATCTATTCGTGGGGCGTTGAAATGCTGCGGCTTGGCTTTGAGCTTGCAGCAGAGATTTTTCTATCAGATGAACTGGCAAAGGAGGCCGACAATGACGGAAACGACGATTGCCGCGATGACATCAACCGGCAAGGATGACTGGGAAACCCCGCACTGGCTTTTTGACAAGCTCAACGCGGAATTTCATTTTACGCTTGACCCCTGCTGCACGCACCAAACGGCAAAGTGCCGCAAGCACTACACACCCGCCGAGAATGGCTTGATTCAGGACTGGGGGGGGGAGATCGTGTTTTGCAATCCTCCCTACTCCCGCAAGACCAACACAAACCCCGGCCAAATCGCATGGGTGCAGAAATGCGCAGCAGAGGCACAAAAGCCCAACACAACTGTTGTGGCGCTGCTACCCGCGCGAACAGACACGGAGCTTTTTCATTCCTACATCTATGGCAAAGCAGAGATCCGTTTTCTCAAGGGCCGCGTGTCATTTCTTGACAACGGCAAAGAAACCGGCAAGCCCCTGTTTGGCTCAATGATCTGCATTTGGAGGCACGGCAATGACCCCTCTCAACACAATCTATAACGTTGACTGCCTTGAGGGTATGAAAGCGCTGCCCGATGGCTGCATTGACATGGTGCTTTGTGATCTGCCGTATGGCACGACGGCCTGCAAGTGGGATACAGTCATCCCATTTGAGCCGTTATGGGCGCAGTATCACCGACTTGTAAAGCCCGATGGCGCCATCGTCCTGTTTGGCTCAGAGCCGTTTTCTACTGCGCTGCGACACAGCAATCTCAAAGAGTTCCGTTATGACTGGATCTGGGAAAAAGAACAAGGTGCCAACTTCATGCTGTGTAAGTATCAGCCGTATAAGGTGCACGAAATCATTTCTGTTTTCAGCAAAGGCAAGCACCTGTACCAGCCGCAGATGACTGAGGGCCAGCCCTATGTCAGCGGTAAGGGCACCAGCGGCGATATTACCAACAACGTGAAGAAAACCCAGACCGTGAACACCGGCACACGCTACCCGCGCAGCATTCTGCGGTACAACACCGATAAGGCGCGGGGGGGGCTTCACCCAACGCAAAAACCTGTTGCGCTGCTTGAATACCTCATCAAGACCTACACCAAAGCAGGTGACACCGTGCTTGACAACTGCATGGGATCAGGCTCTACGGCTGTGGCCGCGATCAATACAGGCCGCAATTACATAGGTTTTGAAACCAACCCGCAGTATTACGAAATCGCCATGAAACGCGCCTGTCTTACAGCGTTCGGTGTGCCTGCAAACTTGATAAAGGAGGCAATCAAAAATGAAAATCATTGACCCCTCTGCAACAATCGAGCTGCCAATGAGCGGCGCTGATATACTGCGGCACATTGAACGGTGCGGGCGCATCTGCTACAAATCCGAGGGCAGGATCACCGAAAACAGCGCTGATGACTTTGTGCGCGGCATCATCAAGCGCGGCCATGAGGCCGTTCTGGAGCACGCTTCTTTTTCCGTGAAGTTTGTGTGTGACCGTGGTGTGTCGCATGAGCTTGTGCGGCACCGCTTGGCATCCTACTGCCAAGAAAGCACACGCTACTGCAATTACAGCAAAGATGGCTTTGGCAACGAGATCACCGTCATCAAGCCCCTCTATCTGGACGCACACTCGCACGGCTATGCCATCTGGCGGCGTTCCTGCGCGACGGCTGAAACCGCCTATTTTGATCTGCTTGATTATGGATGCTCCCCGCAGGAGGCACGGGCGGTGCTGCCCAACAGCCTCAAAACGGAGGTTTACATGACCGCAGATCTGCGCGAATGGCGGCACTTTTTTAAGCTGCGCACAGGCCCTGCGGCCCATCCGCAAATGCGCGAGGTTGCGCTGCTGGCGCTCCAGCAGGCAAAAGCGGCGGTGCCCGTCATATTCGATGACATCAAGGAGGCTTGACCGTGAAACGATCCGAAATTTTAGAGGCCGCGCGCCGCTGCGTTTGTGGTGAGCGTGAGCAGGACTACGGCACACCTGAAAACAACTTTGAAACCATCGGACTGCTCTGGGGTGTTTACCTCAGAGCGGCCCACCCTGAAATCAGACTGCCCATCAACGGCATTACGGCCAAAGACGCTGGCGCGATGATGGCCCTGCTCAAAGTGGCCCGCATCGCCACCGGCTCCAGCCCTGACAGCTTTGTTGATCTGGCCGGTTACGCTGCCTGCGCCGGTGAGATTGCCACGGAAAGGCCCGTCGAATGAACAGGCGTGAGCGGCGAAATCTGCAGAGGCAGGGCGTGCAGGTGCCCAAAGATCCTACCCTCAGCATTAAGCTGTCGGCACTGGGTAAGGCCGTGATGACCCCTGAAATGGAAACCGCCATGCTGCATGAGATCAACCAACAGTGCCTTGAGGCCGATGACCGGCTATCACTTGACGTTGATGCCGTCGTGCTATGGACGCTGCACCAGCATCTGGGCTTCGGTGTGAAGCGGCTGCACAGGTTTTATCTTGCGATGGCCGCAGAGCACCGCCGTATGCGCGACTACTACCAAATGGATGACACTTACCCTGAGCGCTATAAGCTCAAAGAGCTGGGCGCTGATCTTGAAGAATGGCAAAAGGAGGTGCTGGCTGATGACCCCGAAACCGTGGGAAAACGCTGAGGGTTACACAGATCCAACGGCGTACACCGCTCTCAGGCATATCCAGCAGGAAGAAAACGCAGAGCTGGATGCCAAAGTGAATACCCTCATCAAAGTGCTCAAGTACATCGTTTCCCTCAGCGGTTTTGAGCTTATCAACCGCATTGAGCTGCGTGACAAAAAGAGTGGGAGGTGTTTTCGATGAAAAAAGCGATTGCCATTGACTTTGACGGCTGCTTGTGCCAGAACGCATACCCCGGCATAGGCTCCCCCAACTGGCCTGTCATCAATAAGGCGCAGGCCGAGCAGGATGACGGCGCTGGCCTGATCCTGTGGACGTGCCGCGAGGGTAAGCTGCTGCAGGATGCTGTCATGGCCTGCTGGAGCTGGGGCCTGCACTTCGATGCAATCAATGAAAGCCTCCCCGAATGGATTGAGGCATTTGGCACCTGCCCGCGCAAGGTGGGTGCTACGGAATACTGGGATGACCGCGCTGTGCGGATGCCCGTGCAGGAGGTGTGACTATGAAAACAAAAGATGTTTATTCTGCCGCTATCAAGAAATACGGCAAGATCTCCCAGCTCATTATGTGCATGGAGGAAATGTCGGAGCTTATCAAAGAGCTTTCCAAAAGTATCAGGGGCGCGGACAATTCCAGCGCGATCTCTGAGGAAATGGCCGACGTTGAGATCATGCTGGAGCAGTTGCGCATCATCTACCACAACCGCTCTGAGGTGGACACCATCAAGGCCGACAAGCTGCGCCGCCTTGAGCAGCGGCTGGAGGGGGTGCCTGAAAAGTGAAGCAAGCAAAAGCTCTTTGGAGAGTTGTACGGGCACACGCGCTGTTTTTCTGGCGCGTCAGGCTCACCCGTAGATGCTGCATGACCTGCGCGAATGTGCAGCGCCGTCTTTTCACAGAAAGGCCCCGTTACACTATCTGCAAGTGCTGCATCACCCATTGCTGGAAACCCGCACATAATCTCTGCAAGCAGTTCAAACGTGAGGTGCCGCCATGCAACACGACAGAAAAATAACAATTTCAGCCGGTAACAACCGGCGCGCCATGAGCTGGCAACCGCTCACAATGATGCTTTCTGAATTGTGGGCACGGCTGCAGACACCCGCGAGAGGTACAGAAACGCTGGCCGAATATCTGAACATGAAAAAGGCCCAGCAGGATGACCTCAAGGACGTGGGCGGCTTCATGGCAGGCACCCTCAACGGGCCGCGCCGCAAGGCCAACAATGTCACAGGCCGTGATCTCATCACACTTGACCTTGACAACATTCCTGCAGGCGGCACAGAGAGCGTGCTGCGCCGTGTAGAGGGCTTGGGGTGCGGGTACTGCGTGTACTCTACCCGCAAGCACAGCCCCGCAGGGCCGCGCCTGCGCATCCTGCTGCCCCTTGACCGCACGGCCTCCGCTGATGAATATGAGCCGCTGGCACGCAAGATGGCTGAATACATCGGCATTGATCTGTGTGACCCGACAACGTTTGAAGTGTCGCGCCTGATGTACTGGCCCTCCTGCTGTTCAGATAGTCAGTACATCTACGTGTGGAAAGACAAGCCGCTGCTGTCTGCCAACGGCCTGCTGGCGCAGTACGCAGACTGGCGTGACTGCACGGAATGGCCGCAGGTGCCCGGCGCGCAAAATCTTCCGACAAAGCTGGCTGTCAAGCAGGGCGATCCTGAGGCCAAGGCTGGTGTTGTCGGTGCGTTCTGTCGTACATACGACATCTACCGCGCAATGGAGGAACTGATCCCCGGCATCTATGAGCCGGTTGACACCATGCCCGGACGCTACACCTATTTGGGCGGCTCTACGACGGGCGGCGCGGTGATCTATGACAACGGCAAATTCCTGTACAGCCATCATGCCACAGACCCCTGCAGCGGCAAGCTAGTGAATGCCTTTGACCTTGTGCGCCTGCATCGCTTCGGTGATAAGGATGATGAGGCCCAGCCCGGCACCCCCAACAACCGCCTCCCCTCTTATCAGGCCATGTGTGAGCTGGCCGTGCAGAATGCCGACGTTGCCGCGCTGATGACGCAGGAGCGTTACCAAGAGGCTGTGAAAGATTTTGAGGGCGTTGCGGCCACCAACGATGATGACGCAGCGAACTGGATGAGCAAGCTGGCTGTCAACAGTCAGACAGGCCTGCCGAAATCCACAATGGACAATGTGTGGATCATCCTTGAAAATGATCCGCTGCTCAAGGGCAAGTTTGCCCTCAATCGCTTTGCCGGTCGTGGTGAAGTGCTGGGGCCGCTGCCGTGGGATGGCCGCGAACACCGCCGCCTCTGGGATGACAACGACAACAACGGCCTGTACTGGTACATGGAGCGTTATCATCACATCACCGGCAACGGCAAGATCGACAGTGCCCTCTCGCTGCATTCCACCGCCCACGCTTTCAATGAGGTGCAGGACTACCTCTCCAGCCTCAAGTGGGATGGCACGCCGCGCCTTGACACCCTCTTTATTGACTATCTGGGCGCAGCAGATACCCCGTACACCCGCGCTGTGACCCGCAAGGCGTTCACCGCTGCAGTTACGCGCGCGATGATGCCCGGCAGCAAGTTTGACAATATGCTGATCCTGTCAGGACCGCAGGGCATCGGCAAGAGCACCCTGCTGGATAAGATGAGCCACGGCTGGTTTAATGACAGCATCCGCACCTTTGAGGGCAAGGAAGCATCCGAGCTGCTGCAGGGTGTTTGGCTGGTTGAAATCGGTGAGCTGGATGCTTTCAGACGCACGGACGTTGCGCGCATCAAGCAATTTCTTTCCCTGCGCACTGACCGCTTTAGAGCTGCCTACGGGCGGCACGTGAAAGAAATGCCACGCTCCTGTGTGTTTTTCGGCACCACCAACACCGCCGACTATCTGCAAGACCGCACCGGCAACCGGCGTTTCTGGCCGGTCGATGTTGGCATTGCTGCGCACAGCAAAAGCGTGTGGGCTGATCTGCCGCAGGAGCTTGACCAGCTATGGGCTGAGGCCGTCGTGCGCTGGCGCACGGGTGAGCCGCTGTACCTGTGCGGGGATCTTGAAGCTGCGGCCAAGGAAAAGCAGGAGGAGCACCGCGAAACCGGCACCCGTGAGGGCATCATCCTTGACTTTATCAGCAAGCAGGTACCTGAGGACTGGGCCGCATGGCCGCTGGATAAGCGCAGAATGTTCTGGGCAGGCAGCGTGCAGGGTGACATCAAGCTGGTTGACCGTGACAAGGTATGCGCCCTTGAGGTGTGGTGCGAGGCTTTCAACGGCAATCAGAAAGAGATCCGCTACGCTGATACACAGGAAATCAACGCTGTGATTGAAGCGGCGCAGGGGTGGAGAAAGACCCCGAACGGCAGGCGTTTTGGCTACTGCGGGCTGCAAAGGGGCTTCATTTTCGGCGCTGATTCCGAAAATGAAAATGCCCCAAAAAGTTAGAAAAACGGCTGTTACATTGTGTGTTACATCTTGATACATTCAGTGTTACGTGTCTACATCGGTGTTACATTCAATGTAACGGCTGAAACCCTTGAAAATACAGGCTTTTTGGCCTCCTGTTACATTGTTACATCTTTTTTCTATTAAATATAAAATTAGACAGATTAGAGAGAATAGAGGATTTATATACTCCCTAACCAGCCTAATTTGAAATATATATAGGAAAATGTATTGATGTAACAGCTTGTAACAGGCAAAAAAGTTTGAAAGTTAAAGTTTTGAAAATCCACAGGAGGCAGAGCGATGCTTGAAAAAGAGGTTGAGCGCTATCTGTGCAAGCAAGTGAAAGACCGGCTGGGCGGTATGGCACTCAAATTTGTAAGCCCCGGTATGAGTGGGGTGCCTGACAGAATCATCTTATTGCCGGGCGCGCGTGTATGCTTTGTAGAAACTAAGGCTCCCGGCGAACGAATGCGCAGGCTGCAAAACTATGTGTGCGGGTTGATCCGCGCGCTGGGCTTCAAGGTGTACTGCATTGACACCAAAGCAAAGGTTGATGCCTTTGTGAATATGTGGGAGGCATAACCGTGAAATACACACCGCATGACTATCAAACATACTGCATTCAGCGCGTGGTGGAAGATCCTGCGGTTGGGTTGTTTCTGCGGCCCGGACTTGGCAAAACCGTCATAACGCTGTCAGCCGTCAACATTCTCAAGTATTTCAGATGGCAGGTGTGCAAGGTGCTGGTGGTTGCCCCCAAAAAGGTTGCTGAGGCTACATGGAGCAAAGAGGCTGCAAAATGGGATCACCTGCAGCACCTGAAAATTTCAACGGTGCTGGGCAGCGCTACAAAGCGCATCAAGGCCCTCAACACCCCCGCAGATGTGTATATCATCAACCGCGAAAACGTTGAGTGGCTGGTGGACTATTACAAGCAGGCATGGCCGTTTGACATGATTGTGCTTGATGAAAGCACCAGCTTCAAGAATCCCGCCAGCAAGCGTTTCAAGGCCATGCGGCGCATCCGCAGGTTTGCCAAAAAGGTTGTGCTGCTGACCGGCACACCGTCATCTAAGGGCTTGATTGACCTATGGGCGCAGGTGTATCTGCTGGACGGCGGCGAACGTCTGGGGCCAACGCTGGGCGCGTACAGGGAGCGATATTTTGACCCTGACCAGCGGAGCCGCACGCAGATCTACAGCTACAAGGCCAAGCAGGGCGCTGAGGACGCGGTGCTTTCCGCAATCTCTGATATTTGTATCAGCATGAAAGCGGAGGACTACCTGCAACTGCCTGAGAATGTGCAGCATGAAATTCCCGTGATGCTTGATGAAAAGGCCATGAAAGCCTACAAGCAGTTTGAGCGTGATCTGCTGCTTGAGGTTGATGAGGAAGTTGTGACCGCCAGCACCGCCGCCGTGCTTGTTGGCAAGCTGCTGCAGTTCTGCAATGGCGCTGTCTACAGCACTGAGGGCCACGTGGTGCCGGTACACGATTGCAAGCTGGACGCATATATGGAACTTCTGGAGCGCCTTGACGGTGAGCCTGCATTGACATTCTACGGGTACCAGCATGACCGTGACAGGATTCTGGAGCGCCTTGAGAAGTACAACAAAGGCCACAAAGACAAGCTGCGTGTTCGTGTTTTCAAAGGCCCCGCCGATGAGGACGCATGGAACAATGGCGAAATTGACGTGCTGCTTGTGCATCCTGCGAGCTGCGCGTATGGCCTGAATTTGCAGGCAGGCGGCAGGCACGTGATATGGTACGGCCTCAACTGGAGCTTTGAGCTGAACGATCAAGGCAACTGCCGTTTGTGGCGGCAAGGCTCCCCGTATGACAAGGTTTTTGTTCACTATTTGATTGTGCAGGGCTGTCAGGATGAAGATGTAATGCAAACGATACGCGACAGGGCCGACACCCACGAGGCTGTGATGAGCGCCCTGAAAGCCCGAATCAAACGAGTAAAGGAGGAAATTGCATGATTACAGATCAGGAACGCATGAAAACTGATGTTGTTTTTGTTGATACCGTGATCCGCGAGTGCGCGCAGCTATCCATTCAGCATGAAAGCGATAAGCTGAAAATTGAAGATCTTGTGCGTCAACTTGAGGAGGGCAAGATCAACAACCTGCAGGCCGCTGTGGTTGTACCTGTTGACGATACGGACATCATGCGGCAGCGGTTGACAAAGGCCAAGTATCAGATCGAATGGCTGATGAAAGGTGGAGATCCCTGCCGCCTGTGCGCAAACAGGCCCTGTAAGATGGGCGAGGTATGCAAGCCGGTGTGGAAAGAGGGTGCTGACCTGTGACGCTGAAAGAACTTTCCCAGCTTTATTACCTCAATCGTGAGATCGAAATGGACAAGCGCCGGTTGCAGGAGTTGGAAGTAAAAGCCGTATCCTGTACCGCTTCTCTGTCAGGTATGCCGCATGGCACGGGTGTAAGTGACCGCGTGGGCCGATATGCCGCCGACATCGTTGATCTCAAGGGCATCATTGAAGCAAAGCTGCAACAGTGCATTTATGAGCGCAACCGGCTGGAGCGCTATATTGCCACCATTGATGACAGCCTGACGCGGCAGATCTTCACCTATCGTTTTATCAACGGCCTGCCGTGGGAGCAGGTTGCGGCCTGCATCGGCGGTGATAACAATGCGGGCAGCGTTCGCATGATCTGCTACCGGCATTTAGACAAGGGAGCGTAATCTGTTGCAAATGTTGCAACGCTGTGTGCTACAATGATAGCGCGGGTGTATGCGATGACACCTCCTTTGTAGCGGCGGCACGGTGACGGAAGATGAAACCCAGATCCGTGCCGCCGTATTATACTGATTTTGTAACGGCGCTGTCTGTGTAACAAGGCAGCGCGTATTTTTGTTATGGGGTGGTGAGTGTGGCAAAGCTGACTGACAAGCAAAAGCGTTTTGTGCAGGAGTATCTTGTGGATCTCAATGCCACGGCTGCGGCGCGGCGTGCTGGATACAAAGACCCGAATATAGGGCGGCAGCTAATTACGAAAAATAACGTTTCAGAAGAAATTGCGAAACGGCAGGTAAAGCTGCAGAACAAGCTGGAGATCACGCAGGAAAAAGTGCTGCAGGAGCTTGCTGCAATCGCTTTTGCAAACGGCAGCGACTTTGTTACCGTGACGGCCACCGGCCTGCTTGATGTAAAGCCCACAAGTAAGGTGCCAAAGGAAAAGCTGCCTGCCATTGCGGGCATCAAGTACACACAGGTTGGCAGCGTTGAAATCAAACTGCACGATAAAGTCAAGGCTCTTGAGCTGCTGGGCAAGCATTTGGGCGTGTTTGATGAAAAGCGCGACGCTGACAAGGCTGAAGAAAACAACATTTTTGAAGTTATCGAACAGAGCACCAAGGAGGGGCTGGATATAAGTGAAATATCAGAAATTGAGCCCCCGGCAGAATCTGGCGATGACGTGGTGGAATAGGCCGGGCTTTGAGGCTTATGACGGCATCATTTGTGACGGCTCTGTTCGTTCAGGCAAAACGGTTGCAATGACCGTGGGCTTTGTCATGTGGGCCATGACCCGTTTTGACGGGTACAACTTTGCTTTGTGCGGCAAGACCATTGAGAGCTTGCGGCGCAATGTCACGGTAAACCTGCCCGTATGGTTGGCAGGTGTTTTTTCGTTTAAGGAATACCGCACGGAGAATAAGATCGTGGTGAGCGCTGGCGGCAAAGTCAACACATTCTATCTGTTTGGTGGGCGTGATGAAAGCAGCGCATCGCTCATTCAGGGCATTACGCTGGCTGGCGTACTTCTTGATGAGGTTGCGCTGATGCCTGAGAGCTTTGTAAATCAGGCCACGGCCCGCTGCTCTGTGGATGGGGCCAAGCTGTGGTTTAACTGCAACCCTGAGGGGCCGTCGCACTGGTTTTACCTTGGGTGGATCTGCGGCGCGCGCAAAAAGAAAATGCTTCATCTGCATTTTACGATGGATGACAACCTCAGCCTCTCCGCTGCGACAAAGCGACGGCTTGAAAACACCTATTCTGGGGTGTTTTATGACCGCTATATCAGGGGCCTGTGGGTTGTTGCAGAGGGCCTAATCTACACAATGTTCAACAAAGACTTTCATGTGGTGCGTTCTGAGGCGCGGCCCTATGACAAGTATTATATTTCCGTTGACTATGGCACCGTAAACCCTACCAGCGCAGGCTTATGGGGGCGCGCAAACGGAAAATGGTACCGTATGCGTGAATACTATTTTGACAGCCGCCGCGAGGGGCGGCAGCGCACAGATGAGGAACACTATGCCGAGCTTGAAGCGCTGGCCGGTGATCTGCACATTACCTCCGTGATTGTTGACCCCTCTGCTGCTTCTTTCATCGAGGTTATACGCCGTCACTCACGCTTTTCTGTTGAAAAAGCATCAAACGCCGTGATTGATGGCATCCGCAATGTGGCAACGCGGTTGCAATGCGGTGACATCTTCATTTGTGACTGCTGCACCGATAATATCAGAGAATACGGCCTTTACCGCTGGGATGAAAAATCCATAGCAGATCGGCCTATAAAAGAAAACGATCACAGCATGGACGATACGCGCTATTTTGTGCATAAGGTGTTTGCGCCCACGCTGTTCAGCTTTAAGTGAGGTGAAAACATGGTTGTACTGAATCTGAGAAGTGACTGTAATGCACGTACAGCCACGAATTTCAAACGCGGAATGACAGACAAGCGTTTCTTGACACTTGAAATTACCGCGTGGCTTGCGTCTAAGGAGCGCAAGCAGCAGCTTGAGGCTGAGGAATACTACGACGGCAACCAAGCCGCCGCGCACCGGCAGCGCATCGCCCTTGACGATGACGGCAAGCCCAAAGTGCTTGAGCACCTGCCGAATAACCGGCTTGTGAACAATCTGTATTCAAAAATGGTCGATCAAAAGACCAACTACAGCTTTGGCAGGCCCATTTCCTTTGATACCGAAAACAAAGATTATGCCGAGGCATTGAGCACCGTGCTGGGGCACCGTTTCCGCAGGACGCTGCACAATGTCGGTGAGGGCGCGATCATCGCCGGTAAGAGCTGGCTGTATCCGTACTACGAAAATGGTGAGCTGACCTTTAAGCGCTTTCCTGCTGATGAGGTGCTGCCGTTCTGGGCAGATGCAGACCATACTGTGCTGGATGCTGCTGTGCACGTCTATGCTGTGCTGGAGTATGACGAAAACGAGCAGGCCAAAAAGGTTGTCAAAGTTGAAGTCATGCACGGCGGCGGTGTTGACAGCTTCATCCGTGGTGATGACGGCACGCTGATGCCCGACAATGACGGCTACAGCGGCTCCTACATTACCGAGCTTGATGAGGTGACCGGCGAAAAGGCAGAATACAACTGGGAGCGCATTCCGCTGATCTGCTTTAAGAGTTCCCACCATGAGATCCCCCTGCTTTCAAAAGTGAAGTGCTTGCAGGACGCATACAACGATGTGCTTTCCAACTTTGCAAATCAGATGGAGGAAGATATTCACAGCACAATCTTGGTTGTGAAAAACTATGATGGCGAGGATCTTGGCCGTTTCCGCTCCAACATTGCCCAGTACGGCGCAATCAAAGTGCGCAGCTATGAGGGATCTGAGGGCGGCGTTGAAACGCTTGAGATCACCGTCAACGCTGAAAACTACAAAACGCTGCTGGCGCTGCTCAAGGATGCCATCATCGAAAACGCAAGAGGCTATGACGCTAAGGACGAGCGCATG